ATTGAGCACGCCGTTTGCCGAACTTGTCCACATTGCACCTGACATCAAACGTTGAGGAATGGTGGCGGTGACATTGTTGAATATCATTCGGTTTGTTGCAGACATGATTCCACAAATGAGACGCCGTTCCTTCTGAGAAGAAACCTGGCGTAACATATGCGTGATCCATTCTTGCGTGACCGCCGAAAAAACTCCGTGATGGTGAGCTTCAAAAGAGGAGAAGTCTGTCTGCATGACTCTCCGACATCCAAAACGATCGGACAGCTTCGATGGCCAATCTCGTGGATTCGATCCTTTGATGAAACAGTGATGAGTGAAGGTTGCCTTGTCGATGTCATGCTGCACCGGGCCAACCATGGTCTTGAGGAAATCCGTGTAAGATAGGATTGCGCGTGGATTCTTCGGTTCCTCATAGGCCTCGTCCTTCAAAAAACACTTGCAATCCAGCATCTTTCGGAGGAAATTCGGATCCTTGCGGATCTGAGTGAGCATGATCTTCCGCTTGCCACTATACGGAGTGCCGGCGATCCACTTGCGGAAAGAAGACAAATCCGTTTCGACTAGCGGGGTGAAGGTGCGTACGACGCGCTTGGCGTAAGTGAGGAAGTCGTTCATGACGGAAGTCGAAATTGTTGTCATATTGCATCCAACGCGATGCATGAGTGAACAAATCTTATTCCAAACATTGTCACGACATGGCATGTAGGGGGAAAAGCAATCGAAACCAAGAAAACTATCTTTTTTGTAGATTCCGGCGGAATAACAACAAACCGGCCGGCGCGACAGAGATGTCGCGTATGATTTGACGAGGATGGAAAGTAGAGACGAAGGCTTGTTGATCTTCACATCATACTCGCCCACGATGTATCCGCATTGAGTGGTTGAGTGGTCCCACTTACGTGAAAACCCGAGGACGGTGATGTGATAATGCGTGTGGCATTGGCGGCCTGACGCGCATAAGAAACAAGCGAAGCTTCGAGGCCAGTCGAACGGTCAGTTTCATCCGTGTTGATGTTTCGGATTTTCTGATGGAGAGTGGCCGCAACTTTGCAATCGCGTTCCAATCCACCAGTGAAGACCATAGACTCTTGGCATCGGCGCATGTCGACTGACACAGGAGCTTCAATGATGAAGCGAGGCTCAAGTGAACAGCACTTGCGTTCCATG